TTTATGCGCTGCCCGATGGCGCCGACATGGATCAGGCCGCTGCGCTCGCCAACTACCAAGTGGCTTATCACCTGCTTTATGACTGCATTACGTTCAAGAAAGGCCAGTCTGTGCTGATCCAAGGCGCTGCCGGCGGCACCGGTAACGCGCTGGTCGATCTCGCGCGCCATGCGGGACTCAACATTATTGCCACCTGCGGGGGTGCGACAAAGGTTGCGTTCGTTAAAAGCCTCGGCGTCGAGCATGTGATCGACCGCAAGAGCCAAGACGTGAGAGATGCCGTGGCTGCGGTGACGCGAGGCAAGGGCATCGATTTCATCATGGAGTTCGCCGGCGGGCCAGAGTTCGTGAAGAATTTTGACATGCTTGCGCCTTACGGCACCGTCGTGAGCTACGGCCAACTTGCGGGGAAGCCGAGCGACGACGTTTATGCTGCGCTACGTGCGCAATCGACCAAGAGCCTCGCGCTTCGCATCTTTTCGATACATATCTACGATCATTGGCGTGAGCCACAACAGGCGGGCATGCGCTGGCTCATCGAGCGGCTCGGCCGGGGCGAGATCAAACCGCGCATCGATCGCGCGATGCCGCTTGCCCAGGCGCGGCAAGCACATGAACTGTTTGAAAGCGGCGAAGTCATTGGAAAGCTTTTGCTGAAGCCGTAATTAGAGCGTGATCGAACCTTCTATGTTGCTTATTGGATTAGCTCTCAGCGAAATCGTGATTTTCGATTCAACCAGAAAGTAAGGCGTTGATCCAACCCGCCCGAAGGGTGTGCACCAAGTCCGATGAATAACCGCCGCACGATCTACATTAAAAACGCGATCAGCGCCGAACTCGACCGCCATGCGCCGGCAATCGACGCGGACGACAGTATTTCCAAAATTCAGTTGACGATCATTTTAGGACGGCATTCGGGCGTGCCCGAGCGCGTGAGCTATATGGCCACGACATCGACACGCTTGACAGAAGGACGCGCTTTGTTGAAAATGCGCGTCAGCAATCAACGGGATTCTCGCAGCTAACGTGACATAGCTCCAGCCCGGAGGGAAAAGGACAGGGCGCTCGTCGATCGACACGATCGGCGGGCGCCCTTTTTTTTGCGCGGAGGGAAAAAGGGATGAAATGGGAACTGAAGAACCAAGCCGACGGCGCCAGCGCCGACATTTACATCAACGATTTCATCGGCGACTGGATTGACGACTTTTTCGGCTTTGGCATCACTGCCAAACAGTTCATCGACGAGCTCCAAAACCTTCCTGACAGCGTCCGGACGCTTCGCTTGCACATCAATTCTCCCGGCGGCGACGCCATGGCCGCGCACCATATCGCCAATACTCTCCGCGATCAGCAGGCGCACAAGGGGCGGCGCGTCGAGGTGCTGATCGAGGGCGCTGCCTGGTCGGCGGCAACGATCATCACAAGCGCCGGCAAGCCAACGAAGATCGCCGACAACGCCATCGTGATGATTCATAACCCATGGTCGTCGCTTGCCGGCGACGCCGGCGAGATGCGCAAGCGCGCCGACATGCTCGACAAGGTGCGCGACACGATCGTGGCCGCCTATCGCTGGAAGTCGTCGCTGAAGGAGGAGGATCTGATCGCGCTGATGGACGATGAGACCTGGATGGGTGCCGATGACGCAGTCAAAAACGGTTTCGCGGACGAAAAGATCGAAGCCGTGCAAGCGGCGGCGTCGATCGATGCCGACAAACTCGCGCGCATGCCGAACGTGCCGGAGAAATTCCGCGAGCGCGTGCAAGCGCTGGTGAGAGCCACGCCGGCGCCGAACCCCACGCCGAAAGACGAACCCAACGGTGAGCCGGCAAAGCCAACAGCCGAGGATGTGCGCGCGGCTGCGCTGGAAATCACCGAGCTCTGCAAAAAAGCCGGCGTCGCCGACATGGCGGGCGACTTCATCGCGGGCGGGAAAACGCCGGACCAGGTGCGCGCCTGGCTAAAAGATGCCGACGGGATCCGCGCAGCCTGTGTTGCCGCCAAACTTCCCGACCGCGCGAACCGCTACATCAAGGCGGGCTTTACTCTGATCGAGGCGCGCAGCGACTTATTCGAGATTCTCCAGGCCGGCGACATTCATATCGACAACAAGCTGCCAATCAAGGAGCGCGACGCAAACGAGCTCGTCGTGATCGATGCGAACGAAATCTATGCAAAGCGGCGGCGCCGCGCGTAATCAACCAGGTCTCAAATTTTAGGAGGTGTTCCCATGATGCTAACTGAACCGATTCCGTTCGGCAGCTTTCTTCTTTCCGAGGCCAACGGCTACCGCTCGCGCGAAAACGTCACGGTCATTTCCGGCCAAAAGCTCGTGGCCGGCGCCGTCGTCGGAAAAATCACCGCGAGCTCGAAGTTCACCGAATACGACAACGGCGCAAGCGACGGCAGCCAGGCCGCCGCGGGGATTCTCCTGGGTGCGGTCGACGCGTCAGATGGCGACATGCCGGGGGTGCTCATCGCGCGCGACGCCGAGGTGAAAAAAGACACGCTGACCTGGAAAAGCGGCGCCGACGACACGGCGAAAAACGCTGGCATCGCCGACCTGGCAGCGCTCGGCATCATCGTCCGCAGTTGACGCGCCGGCGTTGCAGCTAAATCGGCTTACCCCACAAGGAGGATTCAATGGACATCCTAGACATTTTTAATGGCGATGCATTCAGCGTGGCGTCGCTCACCAAAAGCATCAACACGCAGGACCATAAGCCGCAACGCCTCGGCGAGCTGGGCCTGTTCGACGAAGAAGCCATCACCACGACCTCGGTCGCAATCGAGCTCGATCATGAAACATTAAAGCTCGTGGAGAACAAACAGCGCGGCGGCGTGCCTCAGCCCAACGACCAGGCGCAACGAAAAATTTTGAGCCTCGTCGTGCCGCATTTGCCAACCGACGACGCGCTGCTTGCCGACGAGGTGCAAAATATCCGCGCTTTCGCCGTTGCCGATCAGGCGACGGCGCAGCGCATGGCGGTCCAGGCGAAAGTCGATAAAAAGCTCCAGCACATGCGCAACAAGCTCGAGGTGACGCTCGAATATCACCGGATTGGCGCCGTCAAGGGAATCATTCTCGACGCCAACGGCACCAGCGTGATCTATAACTTGTTCGATCAGTTCGAAGTCGCGCAGCAAGTGCAGACGCTGGTGATGGACACCGCCGGTACTGACGTCCCGCAGAAGCTCCGCGTCGCGACCCGCACGCTCGAAACCGCGCTAGGCTCGACCGTCTATTCGCGCCTGCATGTCCTCGCCGGCTGGAGCTTCATGGACAAGCTGTTGGCGCACGCGAGCATTAAGGATTTGATGAAAGCCAACCCGGCCGACGCTCGGCTGCTGCGCGAGGAGGACCTTCGCTACAACGTCATCCGTGTCGGCAATATCGTGTTCGAGGAGTATGGCGGCACCGTCGGCGGCATCACGTTCATTGACCCGACTGAGGGGTATCTGTTCGCTGAGGGCGTACCCGGACTTTTCGTTACGTATTTCGCGCCGGCCGACTACATCGAAACCGTCAACACACCGGGCCTGCCGTTCTATGCGAAGCAAGAACCGAAGCGGATGGGAAAGGGCATTGACATGGAGGCGCAGTCCAACCCGCTTTGCCTCTGCACCCGACCGCAATCGGTCATCAAGCTCAAAGAGAACACCTAAGTCGAAACGAACGTGGCGGCTGGAGTTCAATTAAAGCCGATCGCCGGCGGCTTTCCTGGTCTTAGCGGGAGAGCGCCGCGTATTGTCGTCGCCGCGCTGAACCGTGTTGCTACCAGCACGCGAACCGCTGCCGTGCGCGCGATCTCCGCCGACCTGGGCGCCAAGCAGGGGATGATTCGCGACGCGCTCGTCGTCAATCGCGCCAATCGTTCCAACATGGAGGCGGAGCTCGTCGCCAAGGGCCAGCGCATTCCGATCTCCGAGCTTGGCGCGCGCGAAACGCAAAGAGGCGTGACGTATCGCGCGAGAGGCCGGCGCGCGCTCATTCCCGGCGCTTTCATTGCGCGGCTGTTTTCCGGCGCCGCCGGCGTGGCCAAGCGGCGCGGTAAGAGACGTCTCCCCATCGTTGAGCTTTTCGGGCCGTCGATTCCGCTGGTCTTTGTTCATCCGAAAGTGCAGGCGGCGGTGCGCGAAACGATTTTGAAGCGCCTGCCGATCGAGATGGAAGCGGCCGCGCGATTTTTCGGTCAGGCGGCCGGCGGCGGTGAATGAATGGCGCGCAAGGATCTTTTTGACGCAATCAAGACGAAGCTCGAAGCCATCGACGGCCTGCTCGTGAAGTTTGCGCCGCTTTCGATCGACGAGCCCGTCAAGCCCGTGCTGGCGATCGTGCCCACCACTGACGACCCGACGCGCATCGGAAAAAGCGTCACGCAAAACACGCTGAACATAGCGCTGCGCCTTCTGACCGACACATTCGATGACGCCGAGGACTGGGCGCCCGTCATTCGCGCGGCGATGAAGGACGATCGCAAGTGGGGCGGGCTTGCGAACGATACGATTCCGCAAATCGAGCGCTGGGCACCGCTGGATCCGGCGTTTCCCGGTCAGTGGTTTTACGAACAGCCCTACACGCTGACCTACTGAGGAGGACTTTATGGGCCAAGAACAATCAGGCGTTGACTTCCTACTCTACGTCAAGACGGCCGACGGTCCGCCTGAGGTTTTCAGCGTTATCGGCGGCCAGCGCGACGCCACGTTGAAGCTCACCAACGATGCGGTCGACGCATCGCATAAAACCAGCGGCGCATGGAAAGTGCGCCTGCCCGGGCTGAAAGACTGGGGCATCACGGGCAGCGCGGTGATCATGGATACCGACACGGGGGCCGATGCGCTCGAAGCGGCCTATTTCGCCTCGGAAAAAGTGAAGGTGCGGCTGAACACGCCTGATGACGCGTTCACTTATACCGGCATGGCGACCATTGCCGACTTGACCAAGCAAACGCCGCACGACGGGCCGGCGCCGTTCTCGATCGACCTTCAGGGCGCCGGGCCGCTGACGAA